ACTCGTCAATGACGACAGCTCCCACCACGTCCATACCGTTCTCGCCTTTAGCGATTGCGTTAGCGAGGACGGCGAAGTCAGCGAAAGCTGAATACTGCACACGCACGACATCTTCCATCAGACCTTTGTGGTTTTGCAAAGATACCCAGCCTTCTTTGGTGTCGATGTACAACACCTTCTGGCCTTCAGCGATGATGCTCTTTGCTAGGCCCACAGAGAGGACAGTTTTACCTGTCCCTGGTTTTCCGTACAGCATTGCCATAAGGTTTTTAGCAACTTTCTCGTTCCCGAGATCGTTCATTCTTGTCATTAGTTCGTCAAGGCGATTAGCCATTATTTCTTCTCCTTTTCATTTCACCGTGACACCGATTTGACGGCGCTCACGAATCTTATAGTCAGTCTTCAACATCAGTTCAGTGTTTCCCCCACTAAGTTCAGTAGAGCAAATATCTTTGAACGAACACGATTGGCACACCATCTTATTAGCTGTCCGGTAAGCCTTCATGCTCCGTTCTTCGATAGTGAGTTCGTTCAATGCTTGAATCTCTGCTGCCACACCCGTCTGCTCCAAGAAAGTATTGAGCACACGTTCTGCGGTGGGCCTCAGAATCATAAAGAACTGCATTGAACTCGGTTCAGGAGTTTTCAGCTTCCTTGTCCTCAGCATGTTGTAGGCACCGTACGCTACCGGGTAGTTCATTGCTCGCAACGCGCCAATGTACTTAGGAATCTGGGGCTGCAAGTCAGTCTGGCTCGGAGTGTAGAAGTCGTAGACGAACTTGTGATCGACCACGACAATGTTCCCGTCAAGGTCCCGCATAATCATGTCAATGACCATTGGGTACCTACTGTCGTTTTCCTCATCGTAGACAAGGCTGAACTCTTCTTCGACAGCTAGGATTGTCCAACCGCTTGAAACCATGAACTCGTTAGCGAAATAGCCCCATTCGGTATCAAAGAGCACTTCCCACAAGTTAGCCCTATTGGTTTGGTTCTCGTAGCCTTCTGAGACAATCAGCTCGTACTCAAGCAGAGCTTTGTCGTAAGCAGGTCCCCAAGCCAAAAGTTGCTCCCGAGGAGTTTCTCCCGCTTTCAGAAGGGTCCTGTAGAACACCTCCAAAACCCGGTGACCAGCAGTGCCGGTGTACAACGCCTGACTCGTCACAATGCGCTGGATACTCAGCCCGTAACCGTAGTAATGCTTCCTGCGGCACATCAAGTAGCTCTCAGCTTCTGAGTGGCTCACACTAGGCATTAGTGCACCCCGATAGTTAGTTCACTTAGAACAGTCGCGTAACGGTTGTACAGATAGAAACTGTCCTTAATATCTGAGATAGCTCTGTGGGCAGTGTCGTGTTCTTTCTCTCCGACACTCTCGTAACCCTGGGAGTCGAAGAACATTTTGAGCACACTCACATCAAAATGTCTGTGACTGAGCTTTTTATCTAACCGGGGCATCCAGGTACGAATAAAATCTCTGTCAAAATGGACGCTCGAACCCGCGAGTATCGGCTTATCGACTTCCAATAACTCTAAATCGAAGAGTATTAGGTCTTCTATATCCTCGATCATAAGCGTGTCTTTAGTGCTCAAGTCCTCAAGCAGCCCATTATTCGTGTGCATCGTAGTGATGAACGGGTCGTTGTTGATAAGGTCCCAAGTAGCTCTGGTAGGCGTAACTAGCCTTGACTGAGGGCTAGTCTGCATCTCAAGCCCATCAGCAATAAACCAGCCAACCTCAAGTATCTGGTCCCCCTCAAATGGCTTGAGACCTGTCGTTTCTAAATCAATCCATAGTTTCATTTTTATCTCCGTCCTTTTCAATAATACTAGCGTACTTCGTAGTGTTCGCGCACCAAATCACTAGCTGATTTTGTTAGCACGATTTCCAAAGGAGATCGTAGCCAGTTATACACAGTAGGCACCGACACATTGAACCACTCAGCTATCTGAGCTACCGGCATCCCGTCTTTCTTCAAGCTTTTAGCCCGAAGCTCGCGCTTGGCGTGGAGAAACTCAACCTCCCGTTCAGCTTCGTGCAGCTCCTGTCGTAGACGTTCTACTGCGAGCCGGTTGTGATTAACTTCTTTTCTATCGTCACGCTCTTTTGTCAATTCCACCATTTTCTCGGGGGTAAGTTCCTCAAGCGTTATCATCGTCCTGCCTCTCTTCTCTCAACGCCTCAATGATCCAGGAGATAAAGAACACTACTGTTAGAAATAGTGCTGCTCCAAATACTCCTGCCAATATCCAGCTCAGAATGAACCAGTGTGTACCATACTCAGCTACCATCATTTCTCCTTTGCTGTTGGAACGCTAGCGTACTCAGCTACTCGGTGTCTACCCCAACAAGCAACTTATGTTTATTTGCCCACCACGATTCGTTTTCTTCTATCTCAGCTTCAGTAGCCTTCAAGCGGGGATCGTGTTCTTCCCAGACATGCTCAGCTAACGGGATAAACGATTCATCCGCTGGGGGTCGTGGACCATAATACTTATTGTTGAGGGCGTGCCATCTGTTGTGACACTTTGAACAAATGCGGTGTACATTACTGGGACCATTGTTGATGACATTCTTGTCAGGCCCATGGTGGCGGTCACCCTTGTCGGGGCCTTTAGTTGGCTGTATAACGCTGCCACTACAACCGATGATTGGCACAACTCCCCCACCTGCTTTCTTGAGGTGTGCCCATTCGCACACCATGTCTTTGAATATGGGGTACATCATGGCAGCACGTTTACGACCTGTCGAGATAATGTCTGTGATTTCGGAAGGCTCTGACATGGGCCTGCCCCGACCACCAGAGCTAGGCTCTACAAACTCATCCTGGTGGGGGTCGTATAGCTTGAAGTTACTCTCAATCCACTCTTCTTCAAACATATCAATACCACTCACAGTATTTCCCCTGACTTCATAGCTTTACCCAAACTCTCAAAAGTCATTTCAGTACCTTCATCAGTCATCGTATCCTTGAACGCCGACACCATCTGCTCCTTCCGGTGAATCGTGTTGCTCATCCATGTATCTATGGATGCCGGTATCCGGTATATATAAACATCGTTTTCCAGCGTTTGACCAATGCGGTCTGTCCTCGCGTAAGCCTGATCCCGCTTCCCCGGATTCCACTCCTCGTCTATGATGTGCGTTGCACTTGCAGAGGTCAGGTTCAGTCCCGTCCCCCCCGTTTTGTAGTTGCAGAGAATGATGTCCCATTTCGGTTCCTCTTTCTTTATCTCGTAGAAGTTGTCTTTGATTTCTTGTCGTTCTTTCTTAGAAGTGGCTCCGGTCAATACTGCTACCCGGAGCCCTTTCTTTCTCAGCAGCTCTGCGAAACCGTTGATTGCGGTACTGAACTGGCTAAACACTACCTGTCGCCTACCCTCAGCGTGGATAGTCATAATCTGTTTGAGTGCGTGGTCGAGCTTCACTGATTCTGTGACCTCGCTACCGACAGAGAACACAATCTCCCCTTCCGGGTCCCTAAGTTCGATACCAGCAGGCCATACGTTAGCTTGGCGCTTGCGGGTGATGAGCGCTATCAAGTGCATGATGGTCATCTGCTCCCCACTATCAAGCATAATCTGTGCTCGCTCAGTAAGTTGGCGTACCACTTTGTACTGTTTCTTGTACTGCTCAGGGTCCAAATCGACCCGGATAATGTGTTTGCGCTGTACAGGCAGCTCAATTCCTGCGTCCTCTCGTGACCGAGCAAGATAGCGTCCCGCAATTAGCGGTCTAAGTGTTTCTAGCTTACCCTCCCGGAACTCTGTTTTCCCGGTGTGGTGGTTCTGAATACAAAAAGCTGCAAGAAATTGGCTCTTCCTAGCGAAAAGTAAGGGATCGGAGAGGTGCAGTAGTGGGTAGATGTCCATAGGACTGTTCAGGATTGGCGTACCCGTAGTGAAACATAAGTGCTTCACACTCTTGCTAGAAAGGTATTCATCGAGCTTATAGTTGTACCTGACCGGAGTTAGCTCACCCTTTTTCCAACCGCAATTCTCACAAGGTTTTAGCTTCTTATCTTTACCGACCAAACCTTTGATAGCGTGCCTACATTTGGGGCACACGTTATCAATCTTGACCAACATCTCAATGTACTTATAGTTAGCGGTGCCTGTGTTCTTCAAGTTGTGCGCCTCATCGACAATCATCGTGTCAATCTGCCAGCCCATCAACTTCGCCATAAGGTCTTTGTCTTTGCGCCAGATTTCATAATTGACCACCACGCAGCCAGCATCGAGCGCCAGTATTTCTTCCATCAGGGCATGACGGGTCTTAGGGGTTTTCTTGTACAGGTTGAATACTGTCCTGTGTGGGGCTAAAGACATAAGCTCCCCAGCGAACTGGTCACATATATCTGCCTGGCACACCAACAAAACTTTTTTAGCTTTCACGAGGTCGAGCCAGCCAATGCTCTGTCGTGTCTTGCCCAAGCCCATACCGTCCCCAAGAATCCACCGTTTAGCTCCTGCCCCAAACAACGCACCGTCCCACTGGAAGGGCATGATCGCGCCGAGCTCGTCATCTCCGGTATACCAGAGGTGCTGCTCGGCCAGGGCCTTATAGGAGGCTTCGAGCCGAGCAACCTCAGATTGTACTTCGTCAGCGTGTTCTTTTGATTCTTCTCTTATCTGTTTAGCTTCTTGAGCTTTCTTGATTTCCCTGACCTCACGCCTATGTGTGAACGCATCTTTCTCGTGGCGCTCCACATCACCGATGAGTCGGGCTATCTCCTGACGTTTGGCCTCAGCCGCAACTAAGGATTGTTGGCGTTTAGTTTCTGCGTCCGACAGTTGCTCGAACGTGCTCACTCGTTACTCCTAGCTTCTAGTAGCCTCGTAGCTTCTTCGTGGCGGATATGGGCGAACCTATACGCGGGGTCGTTCTTCCCCGCCGGGTGTGGGTAGCGCCGAGCTAGTCGGGCATAACGCTCGACTTCTCTCCGCAGCTCTCCCTCGTCCATGTCGTATAGGTCATCGACCCACAACTCATTGTCGTCACTCATCAGTAGTTCACCGCTAACCCTTCGTCATAAGCCTCAAGCTTCACAGACTCAAGCCACCTGTTCGCTTCCTCGGTTGCCTTAGCTTGAATACGATCCCACTCAGCAACACCAGAGTCACGGTCATACTTGTAATCCCGCATATTGCGGTTGTCTTTATACAGCGCGTAAGCCAAAATCATTTCCTCTGTATCTGGCGTGTAACCTTCCGGTGTTTCACTCATCATCACTCGCTTCCTCTCC